GCAAGCGTGACGACCGTGCTCGTGGCGGTGCCGTTCGAGCTTTGGGCTTTCAGCGCCCGCCCTGCTATTACATTGCCCGAAACGCGTCGCCACATCTCGCCGTTGAGAATGTCGCCGAGACTAAGATTCGACGGCCCCGACGTCTCTTGCAATGGGTGCACGTGATTGTACGCGCTCGCGAGCAGACCAGCGCCCGCGTCGGGGGCGCCGCCGACTTTCATCGGAAGACTCGTCGCGATTCTGACAGGGCTATACAGTGGCATTACGTGGTCTCCGTGACACGTACATCGCTAAATCCGGAAGACACCATCATAGCCGTCACGATGCCCGTGTAATAACGCGGCGGCAATTCCCATGTTGCATGGGGTTCTATGAGTATGGACCAGCTCGTCGCCGACACGGCAGTGCCGAGTTTTACGTAGATCCCCGTGTCGGCGTTATTTACGATCAAGAGTCCAATCCTCGCCGCGTTAGCTCCGGCTATAGTGGTGGACGAACCTGCGGTGAGAAAGATTTGTCCTGAAACCGCCGCCGCAGTCGCCGGCTGAGGCGTCGCATAGCCGCTGATAGCGACCGGCACATCCACGCCGCCGTTGCCGTCATCCGTGCAGATGACAACCGGCAAAGCCTGCGCTCGTGGGCGCTCGCCAAGCGCCGCGGGCAACTGCGCGCTACTCACCGGGACGATTTGATCGCTAGCGATGGCTACACCGAGCGACGTCGTTTTTGCTTTTTGCCCGATCGTCGCCGGCAACTGCGGCAACGTCGGCATGCTCGCCACGTCCACGTCGCCGATGTTGTTCGTGCCGGCAGGCAGCGGCGCGGTGAGACTCACGCCATGCGTTCCTTGATCGGTTGCGAGTACGACCGACAAAGAAGCTGCGGAGGTTTTCGCGCCGACGTTGACGGGCAGCTGCCCGATCGCGGGAAGCGTGTTGACGTCCACCTTGCCGATTGTGTTCGCGCCAGCGGGGAGCGCCGCGTCCACAGCCACGCTCCCGATGTGGTTCGTACCGACCGGGAGCGATCCGGTAACCGCGAACGTGCCGGAATTTACATCCACCGTTCCAATGTTCACCCCGGGGTTCGGCGCCAACTTGCCGATCACCGCAGTACCCGCCTGGATAACGACCTTCAAGCTTCCGCTGAGTACCGTCCCCATAAGGGCCGCAAGGCTCGCCGCCATCTCCGCGAGCTGCGTGCGTACCTGCGCGGGCATGCCCGCAACAGGCCGCTTCTCCGAACCGCCAGCGTCGCCCGCCTCTTGCTGGAACTCGTAGATGTGTTCGGCGTTGTCTTTATACTGGGTGGTTGCCATGGCTAGATAAACAGGATCGGCAGTGGATCCCCCTGCACTTGAACGTTTAGCGAAGCCGGAACTACTCGCGACGCAATCGCGAGCCAGGCGCGATTAGGCGCTGGCGCCCGCTGCCCGTAGTACCAGCTCTCGGACGAGGACATGCTCGTACCGATCTCCGGCGGCGTTGGCGTCGCGGGGCCGAGCGGGGAGGGTATGACTGTAAGTCTTAGATGCATGGCCTACCCGATATAGGGCGTGACGCGAATGCGCCCGCTGTTGTAGATGGATAGCAACCGGCCGGCGAACACGAACCCCGACGCAGGCGGTACGCGGATCACGCCCATGAGCGTGTCGAATTCTTCGAAAGCGTTACGTGGATCTAGCGGCGCAAAGAGATTTATATTGTTGATAACGTTAGACGAGGTGCCGTCTAGTTCTGCAATCGGGTACAGTTTGACGTGCACGGGCTTGTTCGACCAAAACACAGCCAAATGTGAAGGTAGCGCGACGACCTTTGAAATCGTACCCGTCCCCGGCCACGCGCTCACAACCCCCGTTGCCGAGGACCACGTCAGGCCGTCCGCTGATTTGTAGACGTCGGTGGTGGTCCACGCGAAAAACTGTGCATGATCAGGGCTCCAGATGATCCCCTGATCCGCGAACGTATTGGCTGTGGGACTCGTCGCCGTTGCCCATGCCGTGCCGGTCGCGTCACTGCGTTGAATCTTGCCCCCCGCCCCGACCGCAACGAAACGATTTAGACTCGGCGAGTACGCCACCCCCGTCATAGTAATTCCAGCGTGCGCGCTGGTTCGCGCCGTCCATGCCGTGCCGTTAGTTGTGCTTCCAATGAGCCCGCTAGCGCCCACTGCGACGTCAGCCGTACTGCCGGCGGCGCACGCATATAACGAACCTCCCGCAAGAGTACGGCTAGTCCACGATCCCGTCGCGGCAGAAGGCGAATCTTGAATCTCGTTCGTAGCGCCTCCCACATCGAAGCCGACTGCTATGAAGCGCGCGAATGCTGTAGACCAGCAACAGTCGGTGAACGTACCGGGGAACGTCGCGGCCGGCGTGACCGTCTCCCAAAAGTCCGAATTCTTACCCAGAAAACGCATCGGTACAGGAGTCGCGAAACGCCCCACCGCCACGACTCCCAACGGCGACGCCGCGATCGCGTTCATGTTGATCGCTGTGTCAGCGACGTAAAGATCGTGCCAGCTGGTGATCGCCGCGAGTTCCGATCCGCGACCCAGCGTCCTGATAGCAGCAAGTAACTGCGCGCTGTCGGCCTTAGCCAGCACTGCCCCGCTTGCGGTGATCACGTTCGCGATCTCCTGCGTGATCGCGTTCAAATGATCGGCCCGGAGCGCGGTCCCGTGCGCGCCGCCGGGCATGCCGTCGATGTACTCGCCGTCTACTGCTGAAGGATCGTCAGGTAGGAACATGGATCACCAGTCCGTCTCGCTAGGATCGTGGGATAGAAGGGTCTCGTACTCGCCGATGACGCCGAAGTGGCACTGCGTGTGAAGCGGGAACCGTTCTAGGATCCGGTTCTGAAGTGCCACATCGCGCACGCCTGCGACTGCCCAACTCATGCTAACGAATGCCGTCCCCGTAGCGGACGTAAGTCGAAGAAACGGCGTCGTGGATCCGAAGCCGATCGGGGCCTCATACTCCAATCGGTGCCACCTACCAGACTCGCACTGGAAAATTTTCCCTGTTACGACACCATCCCGCCCGAGAAACCCAAACCCGAACGACTCCGCATCGCTCGTTTTGAGCCATACACTCGCGTAGACAATATCGCCGTCTACTACGCCCACGAGCGGCGTTTCGATAAACCCCCACGCGATCGGCGGCATCGGAAACATGTCCGCGGTAAACGCTATCGTTACAGGACTGCCGTCCGCGGCTGCCGTGCTAACGTTCGTCCACGACTCGAACTCGTCCGGGCCTACGCCTAGCACGTTAGGCATGAGTTCGCACAGCGCCGCAAACTCCCACGGCCCCGCGCGCAGGCGGTCGCCGCACTGCGCGCCCCCCGTAGCGCTACGCGGGCCGACTCGGTTGAACATGCGAACGTCCGGGTTGCCCGCCATGAGTTGCGCGAACAGCTCCAGCAACTCCAGCGTCGGGCTATCCGGCCCGTTCAGGATCGCGCGGATGCGCGCGAGGCGTTGCGCGTCGGTCAATGGATTGACCGGCACGCCCACGATCCGCTCCCACGCGTCGAGATCGGTGTTGGCGTTGTCGGGGATCAGTTCTTCTAGGATCAGGTCGTAGTCCGCCCCGACGCGCGCAGGCTCCCGCGCGAGTGCACTTAGCAGTAGATGCAGATCGTCAGCGCCGGCACTTTGATCGGAAGTCGCCCATGCCGGCCCTTCCGGCAGTAGCCGGCCGAGCATCAACGCGTGTTCGATCGCGGTGAGGCTCATGTGAACGTCACCGTTCCCAAGATGGCCATCTCGTCTACGTCAGTGGCGATGTTGCCGATCGGCGAGGTGAGCGTGTGACTAGTCTCGCCCGCGGCGGCCGAGATGGCGGCGTGTATGCGGCTGATATCCAGCGTCGCGCCGGGTTCGGCCTCGCGTAGAAAAAAGTCGGCGAGTTCCAGCTCGACGGCGGCGTGCACGTCCGCGGTGTTCGGCACGACCGACATCGTAAAATGAACCAGTACAGGCGCTAGCGGCGTGATCGAGACGATCACGGTGATAGGCGCCTTACTTTGAACGTGCGCGCGGACTTGTTCCGCTTCGGCGGGATCGGGCAGAATCGCAACGCCCGGCCCGTCGTTATCCCGAGTGAACGCCACGGCCACGGCGCCAGGCCCGATCGCGTACTCCCACGCGCGGGTAACGCCGGGAACCTCGCGAGCCCACGCGACGTAGTCCCCGATACCGCCGCCGGCTGCCGTCTTTTGGATCACGCCAAGTAAGCGCGTGAGCCCCTGCGCCTGCGTCTCGACGTCGGCGCCGTCGATCAGTGTGGCTACAACCACGCCCTCGCTATCCACCCCGGCTATGGGCGTGGATAGCGTAAGCGGCTGGCCGGGTTCGTTGTTCCCGGCGGAGCCTTCGAAACCGGGCTTGCCGGCGATCCCGACGTCAACCGTTCCGCCGGTGCCGATCGAAACGGCGTTGCTCGTAATGTAGAGCTGGCCATCCGCGCGCGATAACTCGGTACCCACGGGGATCGGCGTCCCGGCGGTTCCCGTGAAACGATAGGTGCCGGTCCAGCACGTCGCCGGCAGTTGGTAGACTTGCCAGACGGCCGCCCACCTCCAGAAGTGCGCCTCGTCGGCGGTGTCGATAAAGGACTGCGCTTTGATGTACGAGCCATAGGCGTACTGCCCTTTGGACTGCGCCGCTTCCGCGCGCACGAGGGCGTACTCGATCGTCGCCGCCTGCGGGTCCACGCCGAGGACCGCGCGAAAGTCCCCCTTGATTCTGGCTAGGATCGCCTGGAACGTGGGAACTGTAAACGCCATGCCCTTCGGTCGCTATAGTAACCGTTCAACCTTGTAGTGTCACGTCCCATATCTCGACGAACGCCAGCGCTACGTCCCCCGGCCGCTGAATCCCAATTCGGCCAGCCAGCACCCACGCACCGCCGGGCCGCTCCTGGATCTCTAGCTCGTCGACCGTGACCGAATCGGCAAGGCCGTCCTCGATCATCCATTCGAGCGCTTCTTCGGCGTATTTTTTGGCTAGCTGCAACGTCTCTTGCGTGGCCGGCATGTTCTGCACGATCCACAGCTTGCTCCCGTACTTGCGCCCTTCGACGTCCGGGTACGAGTCGCCCCACCAGCCTTTCAACTCGCCGTTGTCAGGGACCGGATCGTCCGGATCGGCCCGGCTCCACGTCAGGAGCGAGAGCAGCACGCGCGTCTGTAGCGACTCGTCCGTCTCCAGCGACTTTGTAACTGGATTGACTGCTACGTTGTATTCGAAATCGGTCATGTGGCTTTCACCTTAGAGGCGGCAAAAGTGGGTCCAGTCGAAGGTCCGCCCGGCGGAGTTGGATCGCCCGGCGCAGGCGGCACGTGTGCGGCATTCCAAGCCGCCAAAGCAGCCACAAAAGCCTCAGTTCCCGTAGCTCCGATTCCCGCCGCGAGCATCGTTGACATCGCA